TTCTGCCCGGAGCTCCTGGTGATGGTTCTGTCTGCCTTGGCCTCACCCGCTGTGGCTGTAGGATTGAACTCGCATCCGGCATCCCAATGCCGAATGAGGAGCTCGCCAATAGAATGAGAGGGCTGTTACTGGAGGTTGCTCATGGGTCTAGCCGCCCTGCTTCAAGAACCACGACTGAATGAGGGGCAAGAAGAGCTCCGCCGGCAGTTTCTTGAAGCTACCGGATATGGCTCAGGAGATGTCCTTTCGTTGAGTTATGAAACCCGTACATTCCTCACTAGGAATGGCGGCACATATCGCGTGAGTGAAGATGGGAATATCGATCATATCAGCGGTCCGCCAGTTGGGGTTGAGGACCGACTCGAAATCTAAGGAGGCTGAAATGGTTGCTGAACCGGCCCCTAAGCCTAAGAGCCGCAATACTCCTATGGCTGTTTTCCTTTCTCGTTCTGGATATATCGACGAGGATATCATCAGTTACAACCTGAAGACCCTCGTCTTTGCTACTTCTAATGGTGGGAAGTACCAGCTCACCAAGAAGGGTGCTATCCGTCGTATCCACGGCCCCTGGTATCCGAAGTACGTTGAACCGGAGGTTTAATCCGGAGGAAAGAAGATGCCATTCGCTGGGTACAAAAACTTCGCTGACTGTGTCAGAAAGAACTCAGGCAAGTCTGATCCTAAAGCTTATTGCGCTACGATCATGCGAGCCACAGAAGAGGAGGGTATGGGACCGATTCTTGCCTCTGAAGTAGTTGACGCCTCGGAAGCCACCTTCCATACCGATGAAGAAACTGGCAAGATGAGTGCCAGTGTCGTCATCATCAAAGCTGGACGAGCCAAGAATCCCAGGAATTATCGATCTACTACTTTGCGGAAAGCCGCTAAGGAAGGGATCTATAATGGGGTTCGTATGTTCGTTAACCACAGCAATCAGCCGCCCCTGAAGCGATCACTTCAGGAGATGGTCTCGGCTGTGGAAGAGACCACCTACGATCCTAAGCGGGATGCGATCATTGGTAAGGTAGAATTCTTCAATAAGGATTTCTTCGACTACGCTCAGCGAGCGAAGCCTTATATGGGGGTTTCTGCCAATCATCGGATCCGGGTTGGGTATGTAAAAGAAGGTTTACAGACTATCGAGGACGTTCAGGAGATAGTCGGCGTTCATTCAGTTGATTGGGTAGTCTACCCATCAGCTGGTGGTGAGGTCATCTCATTTGCCAAGGAGAGCGAAGGAGCAGAAGACGTGGAGTGGAACGAGGTCACTCTCGATCAGATTCGGGAGAACGCTCCCCAGGTGATTGCTCAGTTACGTACTGAGCTCGCCAAGGAGAGTGAAGATTCTGATGACGATGGAGAGGGCACCGAGGATAAGAAGGATAGCACAGAAGGAGTTTCTTTGACTGCAGAGCAGATCGAGAAGCTGGTTCAGGAGCAGGTCCAGAGCATTCAGGACGAGATGACCAAGAAGGCATCTCAGAAGGATGCGACGACTAAGAGGGTTCGAGAGTATGTCTCGAAGTCAGGGCTTCCGGCTCGGACTCAGGCTCGGCTCATCAACCTCTTCGCAGACGCTCTTGAGTATGATGAGGACAGCGTGAAGGAGTCCGTTGAGGACGCCAAGGCTGAACTCAAGGAAGCCGGCGCCGGTCCTAAGATCGTTGGGATGGGTGCTTCTGAAGGCAGTGGCGGTGAGAGCCGTTCCACCGTCAGCGTGATGGAGTCCGTGGAAGCGACCTTCGGTATCAAGAAGGAAGCTGACAAGGACAAGAAGTAGAGCCACTAGAGTTGCTTCAAGGAGCTTAAAAGATGGCCCGCACTTTCGTCAATGCCGGTCGCCGGCGCCAGTGGACACCAACTCTCGGTCATATGGCCGGAGATTTGGTTTACAAGGATGGGTACTACGGAGTCGTCCAGGATGACGCCGCTTTCTCATCTGCTCCTACTGCGGCTGACCGTCCGGTTGTTCAGATTCTCGACGGGGTCTGGGATCTGAAGGGTAACCTCTTCGACGCCTCGCTTATCTACGCAGGCAAGAAGATCTATTCAGTGCCGATCACTCAGGCAACGACACTTCAGCTGTTCCATAACACGGCCTCCCTCGCGGCTTCTGCTGTGGCGATCGGTCGTACTTGGGCAACAGCTGTGGCTGGGGCTACCCAGGTTCGTGTTGTTCTCTTCGGCCCTGAGAATCAGTACTAGAACAGAGGAGGGATAAAGTGCCGCCTGTCAATCCGCTCGGACTGCCAGTTGGTAAGCGCATCCGACTCTTCGACGCATACGTTGAAGCGAAGGAATCCGCCGATGCTGGTTTGCTGGACGCTCAGGAGGCGATGTCGACCAGCGACTTTCCGACATATCTCGGAAAGCTCGTTCGACACAGCTTCCTTTCTCGATTCGAGGAAGTCCAGGGCGTTTGGAACCAGTATACACGTCAGGTAGATCTTGAGGACTTCGAGGAATATACCTCTAGCCGCTTCGGCCGCTTTGAGGATATTCCCGAGCGTGGCCTCAACGCTCCGTACGATGAGATCGCAATTCGCGAGTTCCCGGCGGAGAAGGTTCGCCTCAAGGAGTGGGGCGCTGCATTCAGTGTGACCCGGCAGCTGATCATTTCTGACCGGCTGAACCAGATCTCTGAACTGCCGCGACTGCTCGCCGAGGCTCTTGCTCGTACGATGAGCAAGCGAGCTGCTATCACCGCTCTTCAGAGCAACCCGACGATGTTCGACGGGAATGCCCTGATCAGCGCCAACCACGGCAATATCGTTACCACAGCTTTGGCGGCGACTGCAGAAGGTGCGGTTAACCTTCAGACATTGGACCTGAAGTTCGACGATTTCACGGATGATGAGGGTTATACCATCGTCACTCCTGGAAACCGGACTCTTCTGATTCCGACGGAACTTCGGTTCGTGGCTCGTGCTATCAATGAGAACGAGCTGCTGCCGAACGCATCGTCTCAGCTTGAAGCGAACCTGATGAGGGGTCACTTCAGTAACATCGTCATTGAACCGTTCTTCACGGACGCGAACAACTACTACGTCCTTTCCGATCCGACGGGTAGCCTTTCGCCTCTGGCCTTCATCACTCTCAACGGAAACACCACTCCGTT